CCTGAGTGAGGGACAACGCCGTAACGGCCTTCGTCGAGTTCGTTCCGGTCAGGACCTCGGCGTTCGTGGCGAGGCGGACGAGCCCGAGCTGCGCACCCGTGGCGATGAGCGCGCCGAGCTTCGCCGGGGTGATCGCGCGTGCATCGTTTGCGAGCGCCTGCGCCTCCGCGCTCGTCGCGACGCGCAGGACGCCGGCGTTCGTCTCGTTCGCGATCTTGCTCTCAAGGGTGAGAGGCGTAACCGCTCGAGATGAATCGACGCCGGCGTTTACCTCGCCCTGCGTCGCGATCTCGATCACGCCGGTGTTCAGGACCCCCGCCGGCTTGACGAGGCGCTCCCAATTCGATCCGGCGTAGGGCGCTCCGGTGGCCTCCGCGCTCGGCTGGTTCCCGGTGTTCGACCCGACGAGGGATCGGTATAGGAGTCCATCGGCCGAGTCGATCGCAATCGCGCCGGCTGAGTAGGTCGTCGCCGCATCCCAGACCGATACCCCGTTCTGCTCGACGTGCTCGAGAAACTCCGTGATGAGATTCTGCAGCCAGTTGAAGAGCTGGAACGGGGGCTCGGTGGCCGTCCACCCCGTCGCCTGCGCGGTCGTGTTCGGAGCGGTTCCCGTGTCGCCACCGCTTGCCCAGACTTCTTCGACGTGTCGTCGTGCCATCGGCTAGATCCCCGTGATCGTGAGGTCGACGGCGACGGGGCGCGGGATCAGCGGGATCTGCCCGCGAATCCCGACCAGCGCGTCGAGCATGAGCTGTTCCGTGGTCGAAAGGGACCGCTGGACCTCGGCGGTGACCGTGGCCGTCCCGAATGAGATGTGAACGGCGGGGGCGTCCGGGAGGACGGCGCGGATCGAGGCGATGATGTCCTCGGGCGTCGCGCGCGTTCGGTTTCGGAGCACCTTGGCAAAGAGGATCGTGCGGTACTCGTTGTCGGAGAGCAGAGCCGATCCGTCGAGCGGCTCGTTCTCCGAACGGAACCGGGCGCCTGCGGTCGGGTCCGTCTCGTCACCGAAGCCTACGGACGGGTCGGCCACGTCGAGCTCGTCGCGAAGGTTGAAGTAGTCGATCGGCACAATGTTCGCGATCTCGCGCGGCTGCCCGAGGATCTCGCCGATCACGTCCAGGGCGTCGCCCTCGGCGTTCGCGATGTCGCGGACGATCCCCACGGAATCGATCGCATTGCGGAGCGTGGTCGACATGCCCGCAAAGCCAGCGACGAGCGTGCGGAGCCGCGTCGCGTTGTCGTACTGACTGACGATCCGGTCGAGTGAGACCGCTTCGATGTCTGCGGTTCGCGCCATCGCCTAGGCCCCGTTGACCGTGATGTTCGCGGTCGTGAAGCGGGCGACCTCGTCCTCGTCGATCGTGACGTCCGCGGTGCCGCCGTCGATCGTGAGCGCCGAGATCACATGCCCCTGCACGGAGTTCGCGGGCGTGTAGAGGCGCGCGACGTTCACGTCGTCGCCGATGCCGAACTGGCCGGGGCCGAAGGACACGATCGCCGCCTTGATGTCGTCGACGCCCGTCGAGGGGAAGTCGGCGCCCGTCGCCGTGGTGATCGCGACCACGATGTCGACCGGGGTCGGTCGCGAGAAGTTGATCGCCTGCGTCTGACCCTGGCTGTCGGTGATGTTCTCGGTCGTGGATCCGAAGAGGGTGATCCCGGCCGGGTGGTGCGCCCAGATCGCCTCGGCGATGTCGGCGTCGGCGCCGCCCTCGATGACGACCTCGTAGGAGTGCGCGGGGCGCCCGGCGACGGTCCCCGCGGTGTCGTTCACATAGATTCGGACCTGCGTGACACCGTTGATCGCGAGGAGCGCCGCGTAGAGACTCTCGAGGATGTTCGTCGCCTGCAGTTCGGTGCTCGCCGCGTACCGCTGGCGGAAGGCCTCGTCGCTCTCGCCGTCGGACCCGAGCTGGCCGCCGACGTCACCCGTTCCGACGCCGTTCGTGATCGACGCCCATCCGGTGCCGGCCGAGACGATCTCCGTGAGTTCGCCGGCGGCGCAGACGATCGGCCCAGTCTGGAAGGCAGCGAAACCGAGGGTGACCGTTCCGAGCCCGGAGATCTCCGTGTCGAAGGTCGGCCGGAACAGGTCGCCGGAGTCGGATCGGACGAACTGCGAGGTCAGCACCGGAGTTCCCGGGGGCCCGGTCACCGTGGCGATGACGATGGAGACGGTGGGGTCGAGCCGGTCGATGCCGATGAAGGCGCCGAGCTGCGTCAGGGGGACGCCCTGTGCGGTGCTAGGTCGGTTCTGGTTGTAGAGGTCCTCGGCCGCCTGCCAGGCGATGTCGAACATCGCAGCGAGGTTCCCGACGAGCTGCGCCTGCGGCGTGCCGGGGGCGCGCGAGATGTCGTCGCCAAAGGCCGCGGCGAAGATGTCCCAGACGTCCTCGATCAGTTCGTTCAGCGAGGGGCGCGAGAAGCCTGTCGAGACGACTCCGAAGCTCACAGCGTGATCGCTCCGCTCGGCCCGTACTCGGTGTCGATCTCGATGGAGATCGAGAGCTCCCGGGTGCCCCGATCGAAGTCGAGATCCATCTCCCGGATCCCGGTGACGCCCCGGATCCGGAGGACTGTGCGCCGGAGCTCGAACTCGATGACCCGGATGTTGGGGTTCGCGACCAGGACCTCGCCGAACCACGGCATCCCGCGGGAGACGGCGAGGAACCACTCGCCCCGGAAGAGGCGGAGCGCGGTCAGCACGTTCTGGCGGACGGCATCGGCGCCCGAGACCGTGACGATCAGCCCCGCCCCGTCGATGTGCATGTCATGGCTGGCGTCGAGTGCGAAGGACATGGTGCCTCTGGGCGATTCCGCGGGAGATCCCGCAGGCCTGAGGCGTGGGTACAGTACGCACTTCGGCCTTCAAGAATGCGCCGAGAGGTGGGGCGGATCAGGTCCGCATCGCGGTCACCTTCGCGAGCTCGGCGGCGTAGACCGACTGCCCCGAGAGCGGGACCGCACCGGCGGTGTCCGTCGAGAGCGTCGTCAGGACGGTGACGAGGATCGCGAGGAGCTCATTCGCGCCCCGGGTCAGGGTGATCGGCCCGATCGAGTCCACCGAGAACGCCGCCGCGCTCTCCACTTCGATCCCCGCCGACCCCACCCGCAGGACCGTGGTCCCGTCGTCGTTTCGGATCTCGATGCCGCTGGTCGACGCCGCAGGGTCGAGGGCATCGCCCGAGGGCGCGAGGCCCGGGAGGATGATCGCGTCCTGGTAGGCGTGCGTCCGGCCCGTGGGCGGCGCCTCGCGATTTCCCGTCTCGAGGTAGCCGGAGATGTCGCGATCGGCGAAGAGGATCAGGCAGGGGTCGCCCACGGTGAGCGGATAGGTGATGGAGAATCCCCCTGCGCGGGGGAAGAAGACGGGAGCGCCCTGGATGGCCGGCATGGCCTCGGCGACGAGTTCCCCCTCCTCGTCACGGTGCTGGCTCTTCACCTGGGGCGTGACGGTCGCCGTCTGGGTCGCCGCGTCGTAGGCGTCGATGACGCCGGGGAGCGCCGCGTGCGTGCGCGTGAGCGCCACCTGAACGACCCGGCGGATCGCCGACTCGAGGTCCGCCGACCCCTCTTCGATGAGTCTCCGCTCTCGGCCCATGCTACGAGCCTCCGCCCACGGTGTTGATCAGGGCCGAGATCTGCGTGTACCACGCCTGCCCGCGGGTCTCGCCGTCGTGGGTCACACGCCATATCTTCATCTCCTCGGTGCCGTCGAGCCCCGGGATCCGGTCGGCGAGCTTCGGGATCACGGCGAGCGACGTCGCGCCGATCGAGATGTCGGGGCCAACGGCCGTGACCTTCACGGATCCGCCCGGGTGCGCCGCCGGCTGCAGGAGCGAGGCCACCTCGAGCGTCTCGAGGCCGATTTCCGGGTTCCCGACCATGCCCGTGTCGCGGTTCACCTCGATGGCCGGGCTTCCATCCGTCTCTGCCTCGGCCAGGATCACGACCTTCTCGTCGTCGACGGTCCAGGAGTATCCGGAGACGCCGTCGAAGAGCTCGTCGAGGACGAGGCGCGCGTGCCCCTGGTAGGACTGAGGGCCGCTCAGGCGGATCGAGTTGAACCGCTCGGGGCGCTGAATAGAGAGGGTCGGGAAGGACTCTCCGATCGCGCGAAGGACGTCGCCGAGGGTCGATCCGGGCGGCAGAGAAATCTGCACGCGCGTGTTCCGGTAGTCGCTGTCGCCATCGTAGGCGAAGAGCGACGTCACATAGCCCGGCCCGTCTCGACGCGTGAGCACGTTGCTGATCTCGCCCCGGAAGATCGACCCGAATCGTGGGCCGTCGGCATACCCGGCGGAGAGTTGGATCCGTCGCAGCCGGCGGTTGATCTTGCCGATCGTCTCGGGAGAGAGGTTTCGGATCTCGACGAGCGCCTCGTTCAGGTGGCTGCCGAACTTCCGGTCGACGGTGAACTTCACCGAGAGGTGACTCAGGTCGATCGAGGATTCGCCATCGGAGACCGTGAGCTGGAGCCTGCGCCCGAAGAGCCGACTCACGCCGCGATCACCCCGGCGGCGAGCTCGGCCTCGGTCAGGTGGTAGATCAGGACCCGCGAGCCGAGGTCGCCGGCGCCCGGGTCGACACCCGCTCCGGTCGTGTCGATCGCGTAGAGCGCGCCGAGACGGAGGTCGAGGCTGCCGAGCAGATCGTTCCCGAGCGTGATGCGTCGCCCCGAGAGGAGCGGCGTCTCTTCGGTCCCGGGTTGCGTCTCGGCCAGGTCGAGGAACCAGGACTCGGACTCGCTCGAGTAGCGGACGCGCAGGGAGATCGTCCGCCCCTCGATCGTCGTCGTGAGGCGCTCTCGGGTGTATCCGGTGAAGGGGATTCGCTTCATTGCCTACCCCGTCGCCGCGGAGATCCCGGCGGCAAGGGCCACGGCCGTGATCGCTGCGGCGCCTGCGGCGGCCAGCGCCACGTCTCCGCGGTCGACCTCGGGAACGGCGCCCGCCTCCGCCTGATCGCCCTCGACCTCCTCGGCCTCCGCATCGGCCGTCTCGTTCGTGATGACGATCTGCGCCTCGCGCAGCCGCGCCGTGAACTCGAGGGAGGCCGAGAGATCGCTCCGGTTCGGGATCGTGAGCCGAAGCAGCACCATGTTCTGCAGACTGCCCCAGCGCGTCACGAGTTCGAAGGGCTCGCGCCGGTTGAAGTGCTCCATGAGCAAATCGTAGGCGCCCTGCGACCGGGTCGTGAGCAGCGAGTTCCCGTAGCCCTGGAAGTTCTTCCAGGTCACGGGGAAGTCCGAGACCGTGGCCCGCATGATGTAGGTCGTGGGCTCCCGGTAGACGTGGTCGGCGACGCGCCCCCGAACGGTCGAGCTAGCGTTCTCCGCCGGCACTTCGATCGGGTGCTCCTCCATCTCGTTCGTGTGCTCTTCCTCCTCTTCGAGGACGGCGTCGAGCATGAGCATCTGCGGGCCGCCCGCGGTCTCGTCGCCGATGCTTCGGTGCGAGAGCGGGGAGAAGAGCGCGATCGGCTGGGAGAGGGCCATCGGTTCAGTTCTCCACGCCGGCGTTCACGCGCATGGCTTCGCGGAGGGACTTGATCGTCAGGCTGTCTCGCTCGTTCCGGAACCCTTCGGCTGCCTCTCGAGCATCACCACCGGCGTGAATCACGACATCGGCCCGGTTCTCCACTCGGATCTCGCTCGGGACACCGGCGCCCGTGACCCGGCCGTCGGCGCGGATCTGGGGGATGAAGGCCGCCCCGGGTACGGGAATCGGCGCGGGCGCGCGAGAAAGAAGGTCGGCGATGAACCGCTGGAAGGTTGCGCCGGCGGACACTGGATCGGCGAAGCTCCCCTCCTGCACGATCGGATCTCGGCCGAACTGCTCGGCGATCTTCTCGTCTGCGCCCCGCAGCGAGGCACCGAGGCTGTTCAGGAGGTCCTGCGCCTCCTGCAGGAAGCCCACGATCGCCTTCAACTCCTGAACGAGGGTCAACTCCTCCGGGTTCAGGGTCGTGATCATCTCGGTCAGTTCTTCGGTGAAGTCGGCCACGACCTCGAGCCCGGGGACGAGATGGCGGTTCACGAGGCCGTCGATCGCGGCGCCGATGCGCTCGGTCGCGATCACATACCGCTGGGAGACGTCGACCGTGTCCTCGGAGACGATGCGGCCGAGTTCGCGGGCCTCCGCGGCGAGCGCGTCGATCTGCGCGGTGCCCCCGCGGAGCAACGCCACGAACTCCGGCGATCCGAGTCCGAGGTCGCGGAGCGCGCCGCGAGCGAGGCCCGGATTCTGGTCGATTGCGCTCTGGAATCCGTCGGCGATCCGCCGGAAGAGGTCGAGCTCGTCGCGGAGCCCCTCGGTGTCGACGCCGAGCTTCGCGAGAGAGACGAGGGTGTCCTCGCCCCGCCCCGACGCGACATCGTCGAGATCGGACTCGAGGCCGGCGAGCGCATTGCGGATCTCGCCGATCGAGACACCGAACCGCTGGCCGGCGAACTCGAGCTCCTGGATGACCTGCGTCGACTGCCCGATCCCCGCGGCGAACCGCGCGAGCTCGGTGTTCTCGGCCGCCGCGCGGAAGGCGGAGTCGAGGGCGCCCGTGACGGTCTTCGCCGCTGCCACGAGGCCGGCGACGAGGGCCGTGGCCTTCGTGACGCCCTGGATCAGTTCGGGGACGCCCTCGGCCTCGACGTCCACTCCCAGGACGGTGACGAGCTCCTCGATGATCACCGCTGGCCCTCCCTCGCTTCACGCACCGCGTCTTCCTGCGCGTCTTCGTACTCTCGAATGGCGATCAGCATGTCCACGAGGTCGTCCAGGGAGTAGGTGCCGTCGGCGAGTTCCTTCGGCGTGCAGAGTTGCGGGGTGTGCATCACCGGCGCCCAGAGGCGCCAGTCGATCAGTGAGTCGCCGCGCCCTCGGGCACCGGACCCGCCATCGCCTCCCGCGCGCGCGCGGCGAGGTTGGAGATGACGAGCCCTTCGATAAAACCCCCGAGGTTGGCCTCGAGCACGAAGAAGGCGACCCGGTACTTCTCTCGCGGATCGTCAACGTTCGCGAAGTGCGAGTTGAAGCTGATCCGCTTGCCGTCGGACGCTGCGAGTTCGCAGAGGTCGACCACGAGCTTCGAGTAGGTCTCGGGGTCGAGCTTCTCCGTGACCGAGCGGATCGCCTGGTCGATGGCCGCGAGCTGGATCTCGTCGCCCTTGCCCCAGGCTGCAGCGAGCGGCGCGATGCCCCCGGCGAGCAGCGGAGCGACCCGGGCCTCGAGCGCGAGGGCCTTCGTCGGGTCGAGCTGCATCGTCGTGTACTTGCGCCCGTTGATCGTCGTCTCTCGCAACTCCGGCGGCACGATCAGCCTCCGACGCCGAGGTTCAGGATGTCGCAGTTGTGGAGGATCAGCGTCCACTCGACGGTGCCGGGCGCCGCGCCCCGCACGAAGTCGGCGGGACCCGCCACGAAGGCGGCCTCTGCGATGACGACGTCGCCGCCGCTCATGTCGGTGATCGCGAACGGGAACGGCACGACGAGGCCGGCGTCCTGCGCCGTGAGCTTCCCCGTGAGGATCGCGTTCGATCGGCTCGTCTGCTGGAGCTGGATCGTGCATTCCGCGCTCTTGTCGGCGTTGCGGTAGACGGTCGATGCGCCATCGGCGCCCGTCTTCATCTCGTAGCGCCGGACGCGCCGGGACACGCGGACGACGTTGTCGCCCTCGCCCAGGCCGTCGAGCTGGGTGCCGTCGAGGGTGATCGCCACCTCGTCGGCTGCGTAGGATCGAAGTTCGGACACGGCGAGCCTCCTAGACGGTGATCGTTCCGTTCGTGGTTGCGAAGTGGACGGCGCCGGCCAGGCGAGCCGTCCAGGTGATCGACGGCCCCTGTCGGGCCGCGCGCTGCGATGCCGACACGTCGAGGACGCTCGGCACCGTGATCTCGAAGGCCGGAGCCTCGATCTCGCTGCCGTCGGCGGAGAAGACCGGAGCGAGCAGGCCGTTCGCGACGCCCTGCTGCAGCGCCCCGCGCACCTGATTGACGAGGGTCCCGACACCGCGGTTCGTGTAGGGGATCTTGTCGTTCCCCACGAGCGCCGCGAGGACGCGCGTCTGGATCTCGGCGTGCAGCCAGTCGATCCCGTGCATCGTGTCGAAGAACTCGCCCGAGGCCATCACGCCGTCGAAGACCATCGACACGCCGGCGACGCGCGCATGGACGTTCGAGACCGGGCCGGGCTCGGTGCTCGCGAGCTTCTGCAGGAGATCGAACTCGTTCTGCGTGAGGCTCTCGATCGTGATCCCCGAGAGGCTCTTGAACTTGCCGGTGCGCGCCGTGTTGACCCCGGTGAAGTCGACCGTGAGCATCCGGCCGAAGAACGCGGCCTCGGGGTACTCGTCGGTGACGCTCCGGTAGAACGTGAATGTCCGGCTCAGGTTCAGCGTGTTGAGCGTCTGATTGATCCCGGTTCCGGTGAGCATCGCCGCGAGGTCGTTCGAGACCCCGAAGAGCTTCCGGCGCTGCTCGGTCCACGCCGCCACGGCGAGATCCAGGGCGGCGTCTCGAGCGTCGTCCGTCAGGACGATCCCGTAGAATTCGTCGTTGTTGTCGACGATGAGGTTCATCTCGTCGGCGATCGCCTCGCCGGTGTCGCGGACGGCGATCATGAGGTCCACGGGACGCGGACTCTGCGAGAAGTAGGCGGCGGCGGCCTTGTACTCCTCGGTCGTGGTCGCGAAGTCCGCCGCGACCCCGTCGATCGACGAGTAGATCCGCGCCCGCTCTCCGAGCGTGATCACGCCGGTGGACGACGGGGCCACGATGCACAGTCGGCCGAAGCCAGGCGCGCTCGGGAGCTGCGTCTGCCGCGTGATGTTGACGTTCACGATGTTGCTGGTTGCCAGATCCGGCATCTACGGCACCTCGATGCTCTGGGTTTCCCCGTTGCCGATCACGTCGATCGACTGGATGGTCGGAATCGTCTCGGTGAACTCCCCGAAGACGTTGAAGGTCAGGTCGGCGACGGCGCGGTACTCCCAGCGATCGGAGACCGGCGTCGACACGTTGCGGATCTCGCTGGCGCGCGCGAAGCCGAGACACGCGCCGCCCGCCTTCTCGGTCACGAGAGACCCGGCCAGCTTGGCGCCGGCAATGACCGACGCAACGGCGTTGAAGGCGTCCTCGCCCCGCGACTCGACCTGCAGGACGGCCGAGAAGATCTCCCGGAGCGTGACGTCGATGTCGAGCGGCTCCTCGGCGTTCACGACGTTCGACCGTTCCCCGCGGCCCAGCGGGCGCAGAGAGACGAGCGTGACGAAGCCGCCGGGGGGCTGCGGAGGCTCGACGCCCTGATTCCCGGCGATCCACGCTCCGCCGGTCTGGGCGCGCGCCAGGTCCTTCACGGCGTGGATGAGTGCTCGTTCAGAAATGCCCACGGGTGTCCCTGCTCTTGTCGAGGCGCGTCGCGATCGAATGGACGTAGCCGCCGCCCGAAGGCCGGTAGTCGGAGTCGCCGCGGATCTGCCACCACGAGCCGCCGCGGAAGAACTCGTCCGGCGAGCGGCCGCCGTTCCCGGGGCTCTGCTCGTGAACGAAGGGGTCGAGGGTGAAGACCGAGAGGGCGTCCTCGACGCGGACGCCCTCCGGGAGGAGCTTTCGGTCGCTCGGGCTGATCGGCTGCACGCGGGCGAGGACCGAGAGATCGACCTCGCCCCCGGACTCGAAGAAGCCGTCGACGAGCGCCCCCGTGGAGCGCCGGACGTGAAGGATCTCGGCGCCGTCGGCGAGAATGATGCTGCTCATGTCGAGGCTGCTCATTCGACCACCTGGTAGGTGATGCTCTGGCGGAGCAATCCCGTGTCGATGAGCGGCGAGCTCGAGCCCTTCCGCTCGATCGTCTTCGGGTCGTTCGGCTCGAATGGCCCCTTCACGATCTTCTGTTGGACGATCGACGCCGCGCGCAGCCCGAGAAGCTCGAGCGCCTGGCGCTCCGCGATCTTCCCGTCCATCGCCGCCTTCGCGACCTTCCGGATCAGCTTCCGGATCTCGGGATCCGCCTCGGCGATCCCCGCCCGCAGGAACGACCGCATCGGGATCCCGGCACCCGGAGCCCCGAACTCGTGGATCACGCCGACGGTGATCACCGACGTGCCGTCCGGGTACTGCCCGGAGCCGCGGGGCAGGCCGACCTTGACGTGGGCGTTCTTCCGCTTCGCGGCGTCCATGATCCGCTTCGCGTGGCCCTCGAGCCCGCCGTTCCGGCGGAACTTCCGCTGCTGGACGGTGGTGCTAGCAGGCAACGATGGGGCCTCCCGTGAATCGACGGCCCAGCCGCAGGAATTCCTGCCCGTACCGGGTCGAGGCGAGCATCGAATCGAACCCGCCCTCTCCGGTGTCCGCGAACGTGACCGAGGCCTTGTCCACGGTGCGCGCCGTCTGGCGCTGGAGGGGAGCAGACCCAGAGGCGCCCCCCGCCAGGTCGTACCGGGTCGCCAGGTAGTGCGCGGCGAGCCACGACACGGCCAGGCCCCAGAGGTCGCCGAAGACCGACTCGGCGGCATCGAGCTCCGCGTCATCGAGGCAGAGGGTGACGACCGCATCGTCGACGGAGTCGAACTGCGGGAAGCGAGCGCGGAAGGTCGCGATGTCGGTCGCCGTCGGCATCAATCACCTCATGCGAGGCGGCGCCGTCTAGCTGCCGCCCTCGCCCTTGCCCTCGCCTGTCTGGTCGCCTCCGCCGGAGCCCTTCGCGGGCTTCTTCGCCTTCGGCTTCTTCGCCTTCGGCTTGTCGCCCTCGATCTCGAGGTCCCCGCACTCGATGAGCGCCTGGGCGCCCTCGGTCGCGAGGAACTTCTCGTCGACCTCGACGGTCTCCCCGGGCTTGATCGTGACCGACTCGATGTCGCTCGCGTTCAGAGGCGCGTCGCCCTTCTTCCACTCGCGGTTGAAGATCGAGAAGCCTCGCTCGGCCTTCGCGGTGTTCGTGACCTTCGGCATGGATCAGATCCCCGTGCGGTAGCGGACGGCGCCCGGATAGCGCATCTCGAGTCCCGCGATCTTGTACTCGCCGGGCACCCGAACCTTCAGGTTCATCGGCTGCGGGGGAACGAATCGCAGGGGAAGCGGGATGTGCATGACCATCACGTCCTCGTTCGAGGAGTAGACGACCATCGAGTCCGTGAGCTGCGGGATGCCCCGGATGTTCAGGGGGTTGCCGCTCATGGCCGTGTAGGAGTTGTTCTGCCGGATGTACTCCAGGACCGTGACGATCGCGCCGGCCACGTCGATCCGGGTCGTCGCGATCGTGTTGAACCGCGCGATCGGGAGGAGGACCGTGTCCGCCATCTCGACGCCGTTCGACTGGTCGAAGATCTGGCTGATCGGCTCGTTCACGATGGCCGCGATGGCGTCCGGGTTGGCCGCCGCCGCGAAGGTCGAGGCCGCGCCCGCCGTCGGCACCGAAGAGTGATTGAGCAGCCCCTCGAGCCCGCGATCGGTGTCGCCGTTGAAGGCCACTCGCTGCGCGTGCTCTTCGTAGCCCCGGCGAGCCTTGCTCATGAGTAGGGTGTCGAGCGGCCGCTGGAGGTGCGCCGCCTGGCGAAGCTCCTCCATCGTGTACTCGAACCCGATCCCGCCGTAGGCGACGTTGACCTGGTCGCGCCCGGTGTCGATTCGCGTGAACGGGATGTCGTCGCCCGCGGAGCCGATGAACCGGCCCTCGGCGACGCCGTCCATGTAGTGAACCGCGATCGAGGTCGCCCATTCGCCCGCCTCGAAGGAGACCGGAACGAGCTCGTCGTAGATGATCGGGGTGTACTTCTTCTCCCAGACCTTCGGCTCGATGTACTCGAGCTGGGAAACGAGGTATCCCAGAGCGTCGGAATCGGTGATCATCGTTCTCTCTCTCCTCTCCGGCGATGCCGGCTAGAGGTTCAGGGGACCGGCGCCTACAGGGATCGCCGGTAGGCGACTCGCGCGAGTCCGGCGCCGCTGGTCGAGGACATGAATCGGGCGCCGCCGAGCGCCTCGGCATCGCCACCCGCGGCGTCGTTCCGGACCTTGCCCTGATCGGCGTCGGCCAGGACGTGAACGAAGACCGGCTCGTAGGCGGCGACGGCGTCGAGCGTCTCGACCCAGATCTCGCCGAAGTCGAGGACGTTCGCGTCCTTCCCGGTCTTCACCTCGAGGACGTCGCTCGCATCGGCCACGTCCTCCTGGACGCGGACGGAGAACCCGACCCCGAGCCCGCCGGCGATGTCGCCGGCCGTCACGAGCGCGACTTCGTTGTCGGCCGTGCCGTGGACGACGAATCGACCGAACGGGATGTCCTCCTCGGCGACCCGGGAGACGATGTTCTTGAGCTGACCGTCGACCACTGCGCCCGCGATCGCGGCTCCGTGGCTGGTCTGGTAGTCGGTTGCTGCCTGAACGGGCATCAGTCGTCCCCTCCCGCGCGTCGGTGCGCGTTGCGCGTGCGTTCCATGTACGCGGCGCGGGCATCCTGGACCGCGTCCGTGGTCTTCGCGCCGCCGGCGAGCTTCTCCGCCGTGCGCTGCGCCGAGGAGGGCTTGCCGCTGTCGGCGACATCGACCCGGGCCTCGAAGGCCGCGTCGACCCAGACGTCGCTCTTGCCCTCGATGTCGACGTCGATGGCCTTGAGGGCCGCGCGCTTGATCTGGGCGGTGTCGAGGCCGTCGGTCTTGATCTCGGCGTCGAGCTTCTTCGCGCCCTCGATCACCTCGGCCCGATCCTTCACCGCGGCGTCGAGCGCCTCCGGCGTGAGCTTCTCGTTCGCGGCGTCGAGCTCCTTCTGGAGGGCGTCGAGCTTCGCGTCCTTCTTCGCGTCTTCCTCCTCCGCGGACTCCTTCTCGGATTCCATGTCGGAGATGCGCTGCTCGAAGGAGGCGATCTCGGTCGCGTGCTTGTCCTGCATCGCCTTGATCGCGATGGCCGCCGCGTCGCTGACTTCGACCTGGCTCCCGCCGCAGTCGATGACCTTGGTGCTCATTGAAGTCTCCCGGGTGGTTTGGCCGGATGAATCTCTCGAATCGCCGGCATCATGCAGTACGCAACTCCCCCCGCAACGTCCGTGCGAAACGAGCGAGACGTGGTTCGCGCGGATCTTCCGCTGGATCGCGTCGTAGGCTTCGCCGGCCGGCGTCGTCCCCGAGGCGATCTCGAGTTCGGCCGAATAGCCGACGGAGAGCTCGAGCTTCCCGCCGCTGATCGCCTGGATCCCGTCCTCGTGGGTCACGCGCACCGTGCCGACGACGTGGTTCCCGTCGCGGGAGACGTTGTCTCCAACCCAGCCGACCGAG